TACTGTATCTACTGGATTAACAGCAGGATATAATATAAAAGGTTTAGCTGCACATGGTGACCTACTATACATAGTGGCAAACAATGGTTCAGCAGGTGAAATAGAACAACTTACAAGCGGTGGCACATCAACACAAAAATCTACAGCACACATATTTGATGGTATTTGGTCTGTAAAAGGTAAATTTTTAGTTGCAGCAGGTACAGGATTACATCAATATGATGGTGCTACAACAGTAAGTTCTGCGATTATTAACTTACCATCAGGTCAAACTTGGACTGATGTAACAGATGCAGGTGCAGTAATACTTGCTACAGCTACAGATGGTAGAGTTTATTCTTTGAAAGATGTAACAGGAACTTTTACTGCAAAAGGTCAAACAGAGATAACAAATGAAATACCTACCTGCATTGCAGAATCTAATGGTTTAATTTTTTATGGAACAAAAGAGGACCAAACTGGTGCAAAAAAAATAGGTAGATTATATAGAGCAGAACTTAGAGTTGCAGACGATTTATATGTTTTAGCAAACAATCAATTAATTAAAGAGTGGGATATTGATGGGATAGATGCATCACCAAATGAGATATATGCAACAAGAGATTCTGTTTATGTTGGAATAAAAGAATCAGGTAGTACAAGTTTTTTATGGAGATATTATTTACCAACAACTGGTATAGCTAGATATTATAAAGCTGCTGCAGGTGGTTTGGTAAAAGGTATTAATAAAGTAGATGAACAATTTTTATTTACTGTAGGAGCAAGTGGTTTATATCAACAAACTAGTAACTTTGAAGAATCAGGTTTTATTATTACATCTCCTGCTGATTTTTTTACAGCAGAATCAAAACAATTTGTTGGTGCTGAAATAGAAACAGAAGAACTTGCATCAGGGGAAAGTGTTGATGTATTTATATCTAACAAGTTTGAGGCTATAAATGATTCAGACGATACTACATGGGATTTAGAATTAAGTCAGCAATCAGGTATTGGTGGCGAAGAGGTACAGCTACAAAGAGTTGCAAGATATGTCACAGCAAAAATAGAGTTGAATGGTAATGGAACAAGTACACCAAAATTTAAATCTATACAGATAAGAGCGTTAGCAAGACCTGAATTAGTAGTTGTACAAATACCTGTAAATATTTCTGATAGGGTAGAGAGACCTTTTAGAAAACCAATAAGAGTAAAAAACTTAGGTGAAACAATTTATCAATCACTAAAACAAAAAGAAGGTGATGCTGTTACATTAGAGTTGTTTGACCCTGCAGAAATAATTAGAGGTGTTGTAGAAAAGATAAGTTATCCGATACAAAGTAATCCAAACATTGGCAGCGTAACACAATATGCTATACTCACTGTTAGAGGAACAAGACAGCAAACCTTTAGCCAGGTAACATCAGGCGATATTCTTGGTGTAAATGGATTTGCAATAATGAGATTCGGATAAAAATATGTGTATAATGGAGAGATATGGTAGCAAGAGAGACTAATTTAGTAAACGCTTTTGAAACTACACTTGCAGCACAACTAGCAAGTGGTGGTACATCAATCAACTTATCAGCAGACCCAGGTGTAGATGCACCTGTATATTTGGTTATTGACCCTGATAATGACAGTAACAGAGAGGTAGTCTTATGGTCATCAGGAACAGACCACACTAACGCTACTGTAACTAGAGATATTGATTCAAAGCATGGAACTGACCCAACACACGCCTCAGGTACAAAGGTCAGATTAGCTGTAGTAAAACAACATTTTGATGAGGCACATGATGCTATACAACAAGGTTTCGTATTAGAAGATGGTGATGGCACAGAGGTTACAATTAACCCTGCTGTCGCATCAGGAGTTTATACAGCAAGAGAAGTTAAGTTTGTTGAAGGTGGTGGTATTGACATTGACTGGACCGACACAGATAATGGTACAGATGGTGACCCTTACGACCTTACCTTTACTGTATCAGTTACTGCATCAGATATTGCTGCAGGTACACTTGTCACAGAATCAGAAGGTATTTCATCAAACGATAACGACACAACACTTCCAACATCAGCAGCAGTGAAAGACTTTGTTGACACAACAATAGCAGCACAAGGCTTTGCAGATATTGGATTAATAATAGCACTAGGATAAGAGGAATAATATGGCAAATGTATTTAAGAACGCATATCATGATGGAACTACATCTCTTGCAGATTTAATTCCTGCATTAGATGCTAACCATGAGGCAATAGTCTTAATGCTTAGAGCAACTAATGTAGATGGAACTAATGATGCAACAGTTGATGTAAGAGTCGTAGATGGTTCTTCAGGAGATGCTTATATTGCTTTTGAAATGTCAGTTCCTGCAGATACATCATTAGATGTATTAGGCACATCAAAATTAGTTTTGATGGCAACTGATAAAATACAAGTAAAAGCATCAGCAGCATCAGATATAGAATTTTTTGCAAGTTATCTTGAAATAACAGATTAGGAGTAACCAATGTCATTTGGATATTTGGGAGATACTTCTACCAAGATAAAACAAGTCGTAAAAAATCAAGGTGTAATATCTATTTCTGAGGCTTATGAATTAGAAAAAGCAGGACATCTTGGTGGCTCACAAGAACTTATAGAAAAAATAACTATAAGTAGTGATACAACAGTAGAATTTACAGCACTTCAAGGAACTGTATACAAAACACATTTATTTGTTTTTGATGCAATAGTAGGAACAAGTGCAACAGCACAAGACATTAGAATAAGAACATCTAATGATGGTTCTAGTTTTCAAACAAGTGATTACGAATATATGACTGTAGACAATAGAATTGCTGCACATTCAATATTAAATGCAGCAGGTGCAGATGGAATATTTTATGCACCTGATTTAGACAATGGAAGTGAAGATAAAATTTATGGTTGGATTTATATGCACAATGCAAACGATAGTGATTTATATACAAAATTTGCAACATGGAATACTTTATATCAATCATCAGTAGAAGGTAGACAAAGAGTTGGTGGAGGTCAAAGAGAAGTAGCAGAAACAACATTAGGTGTACAATTCTATACATCATCTAGTGGTGGTTTTGCATCAGGAACTGTAACCTTATATGGAATTAAAGAATGAGTGCTTTAAGATTTATTAAAAGAGTAGACTTGTCAACAAGTGTATCAAGTCTTTCTTTAACAGATTGTTTTACTACAGATTTTAATAGTTACAAAGTTATTTTTAGAGATTTTAGAACAGCATCCACTACAGCAGAAAATTTATTTATACAATATATAAATACAGCAGGTACAAAAATTACATCAAGTTCTTATAACGCTGCAGTTAGATACATACAATCTACAAGTGGTAAATCAGATTTTAGAAGTATAAATGCAACATCAATGATAGTTGGTACAGCAGACCAAGAACCTGAATCAAGTGGTATTTTAATTAATGTTTTCAATCCTATGAAATCAACTGCTTTTACAAATCATACTGTACACTCTATAAACTCAGGTTCAGGACAAGGTATAGTATTTATGGGTGTTGGTGGTATAGAATCAACAGCACAAGTAAGTGGTATATGTATTTATCCTGCATCAGGCAGTATAGACAAAGGTACAATATTAGTATATGGATATGCAGAGGAATAATGGGATTAAATTTTATTAGTAAAACAGAGATAACAGGTTCATCTGTAGTAAATACACAAATAGATTTACCTGTTACCACAGGTCATCATGAAGTCCATTTTCAAGATTTTCATGCACTTGGCTCAGGTGGTATTTTAGATATATCTATGCGTAAGACATCAGACAATAGTCTGAACCAAACTGCTGAGGCTTATGGTGTGTACTATTTTCACCCTATTTCATCTAGTACTTCATTTACAGACTTTGGTAATAAAGCAAGTCAGACTATGTTTCGTATAACAGATGGTATGGGTGTAAAACCAAATGTTTCAATAAGTGCCATAGTAAGATTTTTTAATGTATCAGAATCTACTCGTTCAATGTGTACTTATAATGTTACAAGTTCATTAGAAAGTGGTCATGTGCAAGGTTATCAAGGTGGAGCGTATCTTCCTGATGAATCACATAATGGTTTTAATATTAATACAAATCAAACTGCAGGAATGCGTGGCACAGTAATAGTATATGAGGTTGTGTCATGAGTTATATACCTAAAGATGCAGTAACACAAGCCTTTAGAAGTAACAAGGGTGTGCTTACACCTAATCAAATTATTGAATTAGATAATGAAAATAAATTTACTAAGTATGGACAGTTGGAATTGATACAAACTCAAACTGCAAGTTCAATAAGCACTTTAGATTTTACATCAATTGAAGAAGACACTTACAATGTGCATTTTTTAACTGTAAATAATTATCAAGCAGATACAGATAATAAAATTTTTACTATTCAACTTCTTGAAAATGGGGTAGTTGAAACTGCATCTGTTTATCAAGTTGCAATACAGGGTGGTAGGGCAAATGGTACTTTTTCAGAATACAAATCTACTTCATTTAGTAGTGGTGTAATGTCTGTTGGAAGTGGTATAGATAATGCAAGTGATAGTTCTGCTAATTCCTATATATATTTTTATAATTTAGGGGATAGCACAAAATATAGTTTTTCTACTTTTCACACAATTTATAACTACTATGATGGTGCTGTACTTGAAATGAATTTTGGAAGTGGTGTATTAGCACAAGCAAGTGTAGTTGATGGTATGAGGATTTTAACAAATGGTGGTACTTTTTCAGGAGATTTTTCTCTTTATGGAATAAGGAGTTTTTAATGGCTACTAATTTAGAATTTATTACCAGTACAACAATTTCAAGTAGTCAAACAACAACTGATATTGATAATATATTTTCTGCTAATTATGATAATTATTTTATAACAATACAAGGTTTATCAACTGTTGGAACTACAAATACAAGTATAAGTGGTAGATTAATTGACAATACTGGAAGTGTTATTACTGCAAGTGAATATGATTATGCAGTATTAGAAATGAAAGCTAATACAACATTTTCAGAAAACAAAAATACTAGCTTTTCAAGAATAGATAGAATTACACAAATAGACCAAGACCCAGAAGCAGGAACTTGTGCATTATATGTTTTTAATCCTTATGACAGTTCAAGCTATACTTTTTTACAATGGCAATCAGCAAGAAGTATTGCTGGAAGTGGTGGTGGATTAAAAGGAATTGCAGTACATAAAGTTGCTGAAACTATTAGAGGGTTTCATATCCTTGACCCATTAACAACTTCACCTTATGACACAGGAAAAATATCAGTATATGGAGTTAAATAATGGCAGGTAGTTTAGTTTTAATTCAAGAAACAACAGTTAGTTCTGGAGTAAGTTCTGTTTCTTTAGTTGGTATCGACACCACTTTTGATGTGTATAAGGTTGTTTTAAATAATATGACAGTTAGCACAACTGCTTTTATGTATTGGCGAGTTACTAAATCTGGAACAAATGACAGTACTGCAAATTATGATTTAGCAATGAACCAATTAAGTGCAGATAGAGATTTTTCCGATTTTTCAACAACTAATGCAACACAATGGGGTATTGACGCAATGACTAATACAGATGTTCTTAATGGAATATTTTATTTGTTTAACTTTAATAATTCTAGTGAATTCAGTTTTGCCACTTGGGAACAAACAAAAAATGAGGGTGGTAATTTAAGAGCAGAGCAGGGTGGTGGAGTTCATACAGTTGCAAGTGCTAGTGATGGCATTTTTCTAACATTAGATACAGGAACAATAGATAGTGGAAATTTTAAATTGTATGGACTTAAAAAATAAAATAGTATGGTAATATAGGAGATATTATGGCAACAAAAGAAGAGCTACAAGCACAAGCAGACGCAGAAATAGAGGCAGCAAAGCCTTTATATAAACAAGTCAATGATGAAAGAATGGAATTGTCTGATGCAGATTATGACCAAGCTAAGATTGATTTAGGTAACGCCAAATGGGAAGAACAAGAGTTTGGTTACATTTCTGCAAGACAAGCTGCTTACGCAAGTATACCTGACCAACTTGACCAACAATATTGGGATGCAGTCAATGGTACAACTACTTGGAAAGATGCTATAGCAAAAGTTAAATCTGATAATCCAAAGCCTGAGTAAATCTATGATATAATCCCTTGATGGATTATGTAATCGGATTTATATTAGGATACTTTATTAAAAACTTTTTAACATGGTTAGATAGATTTGCTGTGCCTGATGTACCTGACAATTACAAAGAAGAGGATTGGGATTGGATAACATGAGCAGTGGAAATGGTTACACAAATAAGGAACTTCTAAACATAATTATTGAGACCCAAGAAAAAACAAACGAAAGAATCGATTTACTTCACGAAAAAGTAAACAGTAAAATTTCAAGACAAGAATTAAGCGGTTGGCTTGTAGCAGGTTCTGCATTGGTGGTGTTAGTCAACGCCCTAATGTAGGAGGTAATATGTGCTGCGGTCAAGGTTGCTGCAATGGTGGTTGGTAGCATCACTGGTTTTTATGCCACTTAAGGCATTAGCTGACCATGTTCCTACACAACCTGCATACAATCAATCAATAGCTTTAGATACATCAACAGGTGATTTAACTATTGGTATATATACATCTGATGGATTTGAAGATAGTCCACCTGAAAAATACACTATATGGTTTACCATAAGTGATGAAACTATAGATATATCTACTGCTTATTGTATATCTACATCTTTCGGACACACAGATAATCTTGTGTGGAATTATCATGTATTTTCTTTAGAGGACCTACAAACATATTTTGAAAATCCCTATGGAACATTTAGAACAAAGATAAGGTCTGATAATGACACAGACCAAAGTTATAGCACATTAACATTAGAGCAATCAATAGTGATACCTAATGAATTACCTTTTATAAATTTAGGTGAATGGACTGCTCCTACAAATACTTGTACCGATACAAGCACAACCACTACAACTACGACAAGTTCTACCACTACAACAACTGTGCCTGAAGAAACTACAACAACTACAAGTAGTACAACCACCACGACTACTACCACAACTTTACCACCAAAGCCTGAGCCACAACCTGAACCACCACCTGCACCTGAGCCTGAACCTGAGCCTGAACCTGAGCCAATAGAAATTGTTATGGATGATGGAACTGTAGTTGAATATACAGAAATTGAAGTAGAGGATGGAACAGTTGAGAGAGACAATGAAAGACAAAAGAACTTTGAATTGTATGGTGTAGAATTGACTGATGAGCAAGTTGCAAGAGGTGATTTAGAATTATATGATATTGAAATCATTGAAGAAGAGGACATGGGAGAACTCGGAGAAGAGCTTTCTGATGATGTTGATATACCTGATGTTGTGGAAGATGAGTTTATTGAAGAAGAAATTATTGAGCTTACTGAAGAAGAAGTCAAAGAACTTGAACGAGAGATGGAAAGAGATGTTAAGAAACTTGAATATGAAGAAGAAATTGAAATATTTGTTTTTGAAGATGAAGAAGAACTTGAAGAGTTTATTGACACAATTATTGAAGTAGAAGAGTATTTAGATGACTTTGAAGAAGTTGAAATAATAATAATTGAAAACATTGAAGACATAGAAATAGACTTAAAAGACATTAAAATAGAAGAAGATAAATCTAAACCTAAAGAAGACATTGAGATTATTGAAGAGGTTATAGAAGATGAAAACAACATTGAAGTTCTACCACTGGAAGATATTACCGAAGAAGTTGAAGAGATACTTACTGAAGAAATGGTTGATGAAAAGGTTGCAGAGCTAGAGGAAGTTATAGAGATAGAGGAAGATTTAACTGATGAGGAAGTCGCAGAGGCAATCGAAGTATTTGTGCAAGAACTCGACACCGAAGAAGTTGTAGAGGTTCTTGAAGAAGTAAATGACATAGGTGTACAGAACTTAGACCAGGCTACAGAAGAAGTCCAGGAAGTTGTACAAGCTGTAGTTGAAGAGGCTATAGAAGATGTAGAAGAACTAACCGAAGAACAAGTAGAAGTTGTTGCAGAAGTTTTACAAGTACAAACTGAGGATGTAGAAATTATAGCTGAGGCAGTAAAAGAAGATGAGGTAGTTGCTGAGGCAGTAGAAGAGTATGTTGAGAGAGCTGTAGAAAATGCAGATGTAGAAAATTATACACTAGCTGATGTAGTTACAGAGGTACAGTTTGAAACATTCTTAGAGAATCCGATAGAGACTTTTGTAGATATAGATTTAACAGAAATAAACATAACAAACATAGGAGATGATATGACACAGGACCAAAAAGAAAAAGCACAAGAGGTAGTAGTGCCAGTTATTTTGACTAGAATAGCTACTATGGCAGCTTTTGTATTTAGGAAAACAATATGATAAATAAAGTATGGTCATGGTTTGTGGAGGCTATAAAAGAAACACTTAACCTTAGTTGGACTTTGGTTGGTTTAATTATTGCCACTTTGACTTTGACTGGAAGTGCAAGACAAATTACTGGACTAGCCACCTTAATTACACTAGCTATTTGGTTACTTACTATAAGTTTTAGAAAATGAGTTATATGAAAAGACTGTATGAACAGAAATGTACAGCTAAACTTATTAATGGTACATGGGTTACAATTTGTAATTGTCAATTCGGTGTACATTCTCATAGTGAGATAGAAAAACGAGTAATAGAAAAGGTGAGAGATGAAATTACAAGTAATACGAACCCAACTGGGTAAAGACGCAACAAACGGATTATTATTTATTGATGGGTTGTTTGAGTGTTATACACTAGAGGACCAGTATCAAGCTAAGAAAGTTATGCATGAAACCTGCATACCTGAGGGAACATACGATATAAAACTTAGGACAGTTGGAGGTTTCCATGAACGCTACAAAAAGAAATATCCTACATTCCACCGTGGTATGTTGTGGATTCAAAATGTTCCAGGATTTGAGTATATCTTAATTCATCAAGGCAACACAGACGAACACACATCAGGTTGTCTTATAGTTGGTGATAGTCAACAAGATTTAGATGTAAACTTTAATGGGATGGTCGGCAGTTCAGCCAATGCGTATAAAAAATTATATCCAAAAATATCTGCACAGTTATTAGCAGGTAATGAGGTGACTATTGAGTATAGTAAAATACAATTAGAGGCACAAGAACCTACAGATATGTATGAGAAACTACAAGAGATAAGCGGTGAAATACAGGTTTTGACTGCTAAACTTGATGGAAAGAACATAATATGAGTGATTTATTTGAAAAAAATAAAAGACAAAGAAACCAAGACGGCACATTTAAAAAAGATGTGGGGTGGACTCCTTGGAACGAGGCATGGAGTTACAAAATGAGTGATGACTTAAAAGACATGCTAGAACGTACCCTTTGGACATTTATCGAGGCATTTATCGGTGCATTGGTAGTTGCTCCATTGGCAGGAATTGACGCAAATTCCGTACAACTTGCAGCAATCGCAGGTGGTGGTGCAGCCCTAGCAGTAGTAAAGACATACGCTAAAAAACAAATCAGTAAGTAGTTTTTATCTTATAAATCTTGTATAATACTATTGACAGGATTGGAGATGTATTACACGTAAAGAACCTATACCTGAAGAGTGGGGTAATAATTTTTATAAATCAGGTTGGAAACCTGGTCTTGAAGTTAACGAACAGAGTGGATTAGGTGAGATAACACACGTAGGAACTGACCCTAATTACAGGGAAAAGTTTGATGACATACTCTTACAATGGGGATTTGACCCTAAATTATATGAAATAGAAGGCTCAGTACGTGCCTCAGCGTGGAATACTCAATTAAAAGGTGGTGAAACCACAACATTTTATGCATTTAAAGGCATTGTAAAGAAAAGAAATCCTGGACATGACAAGTATTTTAAGGCTTTATTTAAACAAGCATCTAAAAAACCACCTTTAAAACTAAAAACATATGGAGGCGATACAGCCTTTTTGTTTTTTATGGCTGATTGGCAGTTGGGTAAAAAAGATTTTGGTGTAGCAAACACAATAAAAAGGTATGATATTGCACTTCAGGACGCAGTAAACAGAATAAAAGATTTACGTAAATTAGGTGTACAGATAGATGAAATATATATTGTGGGGTTAGGTGACCTCACAGAAAACTGTACAAGTGCTTTCTACGATTCACAACCATACAATGTAGAACTCTCACTTATAGAACAATATGCTCTAGCACGTTCTATGATTATGAAAACAGTAGATACTTTTTTACCTTTAGCAGATAAGATAACTCTTTGTGGTGTGCCAGGAAATCATGGCGAGATGTCAAGGTCAGGCAAAGGTCAAGTGTTTACAGATAGATTAGACAACAGTGACACAATGCACTTGCAAATTTGTGAAGAGATAATGAAAGCAAATGTAGATAGATATAAAAAAGTTAAAGTTGTAGTTCCTGATTCTTACCATCAAGTTATAAAAATTAAATCAAAAACTTGTGCCTGGACGCATGGGCATATGAGTGGTAGCAGTGGGAATCCTGAAACAAAGATAGAAAATTGGTGGAAAGGTCAGATGTATGGACACCTACCTAGTGGTGAGGCAGAGATACTTGTTACAGGTCACTATCATCATTTTCGTAGTAAACAACAAGGTAATCGTACA